CCACCTTCGGGCTTGCTGCCCGACCAGCCTGATACGGGCCGCCTCCAACTTCGCGGGGCGCTTCTCATTCAGCCGGGCCCGCAGCCGGCGGGCGTACCAGGGCAGCGCCGCCTCCAGGTCGAACCTGCCAGGCCGCACCCTGGGCATGCCCTCGTGAACCAAGGCGGTGATGCGCGATTTCCCGAGGTCGAGAAGTTTGCAGAGCTGCGCTGTGGAAATGGTCGGCGACATTTCAGGGGTCGAGTATTACCGTTGTGTTCACAGTCAAACTTCACGACCAAAATTGACGCGCAAAGTGCGATGCTGCGCGCCCGCACAGGTACCCCCCCTGGAAGGACCCGCCATACTATCCCAAAGGGACAGTGAGAACCCTGTCTCACTTTCATCCGATGAAAGTGACAAACCTAAGACCTACACCACCGTCCAGAGGGTCAGGGACGAGCTCATACTTCAACAAAGTGGAAGTATGAAATCGACCGACCGCGCCTTCACGGCGGTCTATGCCCCGACGTTCTTGTACACGCCCCGATAGTCCAACGGCGTCACGCCTACGTCGAAGCGAACTTTTAGCTGCAAGCCGTCGACCTCCCAGCCGGCTTGCTGTTCGCTGTACGGCACGCTTGCGCCGTCCAGGTGCAGCAATTCGATTGTGTCGGTGGCCAGCGGATCGGCGAGCACATACCAGGCAGTCGAGCTATCCGCGTCGAGCCGGGGATCCTCGATCACCTCGGCCTGGCCCTGGACCGGGTTCGGGTTGCGCTGAGTTTTTGCGGGGTCGAATTCGGCGCTCATCAACACCCGCGCGGCATCGCCCAGCGCCAGCGGCACAACCAGGAATGCCGGCCGGATATTCAAAAACGCCAGATCGGCCGGGCCCTTCTGCGAACCCATCGCCACGCGCGCAGCAGAGAAGGTGGAAACGCTGGGAGCTGCGCCACCGGAGGCGACATAGTTGCCGTGATTGGTGGCATCGAAGAGGCTGTTGCCATCGCCCATCGTGGGGTTTCCGGTCAGCACGGCAAAGACCAGATCGGCTTCCTTTCTCGCGGCTGCGGCGGCCATGCCGCGGCTGAGGCTGCTGAACGCCGAAAGATCATCGTTGACCAACGCCTGCCGGCTGATCGAAAACATCTTGCCGTATGTCGCGAGCTGCACGGCTACGCCGGTATCGCTGAGCGTCCCGTACTTATATTCCGAGTTCTCCGGCAGCTCATCGAGATTGCTGAACTCGGACAGCGCCACGCGTTTCCCTTGTTTGAAATCACTCAGTGAACCCATGCGGCAGAGGCGTCGGTGTTCGCTGGCCTGCTCCATGAAGCCGACCATCAGCATCTTGTCGGCAACATTGGCCAACAAGTCGGCGAAGTCTGACGAGCCATGAGCGATCATGCCGCGCCGGCCTACGCTCAACGCTTCGCCCATGAGCTTGCTTCGGTTCAAGCCGCTGGTGCGGATGCCCAGCGACCGCAAGTGCATTTCCGCCATCTCGGGAATGCTTCGATGCACGAAGTCCTGTGCAGCCGCGTGCGGCTTCTCGATCCGCAGGCCGGCGCGCTGGCAAATGGCGTCGGTCATGGCCGCGACGATTTCCGGCACCTGGTCACGGCCCTGGCTGACGCGCACTCCGCGGGTCTCAGCGGAGGTCAGCGAACCGCCCGCCTCGGTCTGGATATAGCCTGCCCCGCCAAGCGGCTCGGATTCGGAGCCGACCTTCTCCAGCAGCGCCGCGCGGGCCTGTTCGATATCGGCCCCCTCGCGGATGCAGGCCATCATCAAGTCGCGATACTCTGGACCCTGATACCGGGGCAAGGAAAACAGACCTTCGATATCCCGCACGCGCTGACGCTCGCGGCGCAGCACCTCGGCGGAGTTGGAAACAGCCAGGGTCGGCTTCGTGGATTCGTTCGTGCGTTCGTCTGTCATTGTGCTCTCCGCTCTGTTGACTCCGACTGAGGGGTCGGCCGGTACGCTCACCACCGACGCCTCGAGTAAGGACCAGTTCGTGACACGCACCGTGTCGCTGTTCGCCTGCTCTTCGAGGGTGTTGACCCGGTAGCCGATCGACACGTTGCGAAGGAACCCGCCGGCCACGTCCGCCCAGACCTCCATGGCCCTGGCGTTCTGGCTGAAATGCAGGGTGCCGCGCAGCTTGCCGCCGTCCAGGCGAACGTCTCGCACCACGCCAATCGGCTGATCCGAGTTGTGGGAGAACAGCAGGGGCAAACCGTCAGCGGCGCGGCTGAGGTCTACGGCATCAGGGGAATGCACCAGGACCTCTTGACCGAACCAGCGCTGCACAGGGGTTTCACTGGAAAGGCTGGCGGGCACCGTGCGGGCTTCGGTATCCATGCCCGCGGCATGGAGGCGGACGTCGCGGTAAAGGGTGTCTGTGATTTCCATGGCGCCAGACTTACCACGCAATCGGCCAAGGACAAACAACCCGGGTTTAATGTCCACGACTACAGGCTCCGGCAGCCGCCGATGATTCGCCCGATCTGCTTCGCGCTGGTCGGAAGCCGGTCATGCTGGCGGAGTCGTTTGAGCAACACGCGGATCGGCAGGTGGTCATCCATGACCCTGGCCCCGGAGATCAGGTCGGCGATGGTCTGGGCGGTTTCGCCCGGAGTGGGCAAGTCGAGCCAATACGCCATGGATCGGATCAGGCGGTCCCGGTCCTCCAGGCGCAGGAAGGTGGCCGGGTGCTCGCTCGCCCGGCCCTGGCGGCACTGGATCTGCAGGGCAGCGTCGAGCGAGCGAGCCTCTCCGGCCAGGTAGGCATCCAGCCCGCTCCGGAGCCATCGGGCCACGTCCTGCGGGAGCTCCCCGGCCTGTAAACCGACCGCCAGCCTCCGTAGCAGGTCCGCCGGGTCCATCAGTGCTTCCGCGGGATGATTCCGTCCTGCTCAGCGTCGCCGACGGCTTCGGCGATACCGGCCCGCACCACGGCCTCCGCCTGTTCCAAGGACATCGGCCCGAAATAGCTGAAGGTCCCGGCAGGCTCGTGATTCTGGTCGAAGTCGGCAACCGCCAGCATCTGTTCGTGCGGGCAGTACCCCCAGGCGGTGTCCGGGGCGGAAAGCTTTTCCTGGCACTCAGTGCATAGCCTGCTCATCGTGATGATTCCTCGGTTCATGATCGTTCCCCTGCGGATCGTGCCGCGTAGGTAAAGCCAGAAGGACGGCGCGGCATCGATCCGCCCTCCACAACATCGCTGGGCCATTCCCCTGCGAAACTCGCAAACCTCATCCGGTCGGCCATGTAGGTCAGATGCACGGTGCCGGTGGGCCCGTTGCGCTGTTTGCCGATAATCAGTTCGGCCATTCCCTGGAAACGCGTGTGCTCGTTGTAGACCTCGTCGCGATAGATGAACACGATGACGTCCGCGTCCTGCTCCAGATTTCCCGAGTCGCGCAGATCGGACAGGATCGGGCGCTTGTTGCTGCGCTGTTCCAGCGACCGGTTCAGCTGGGACAGCGCAATCACCGGAACGCGTAGTTCCTTGGCGAGTGCCTTCAGGCCGGCAGAAATGGCGCCGATGCGCTGGGTTTGGTTCTCGCCCTCCGCCCGCATCAGTTGGAGGTAGTCGATGACAACCAGCTTCACGTCGTGGGCGCGCTTCAAGCGTCTGGCGCGGCTGCGCAGTTCGCCGATGCGCAATGCGGCGGTATCGTCGACAAAGAGCGGTGCCTGGCTTAGACGGCTGACGGCACTCGTCACCAGCGGCCAGTCGTCGTCATTGAGGCGGCCGGTGCGGAGGCGCTGGTAGTCGACCCTCCCCACCTCCGAGATGGCGCGCTCGATTATCTGCTCGTCGCTCATCTCCAGGGAGAAAAACGCGACCGGCTCGCCGCGCAGTGCGACGTTCGTGACGATATTGTCGGCAAAAGTTGTTTTGCCCATGGACGGCCGGCCGGCAAGAATGATCAGGTCGCCAGATCCAAGCCCCGCCGTCATGTCGTCCAGGTCCGCAAATCCGGTCTGCAGGCCCGTGATGGCGCTGCCGGCCATGAATCGGCGGTCGACTGCGTCGATGACCCGCGTGAGGATGTCCCGCGTTGATTTCGGTGCTCCGGCATTCCGGCGGTCCTCGGAAATCTCCAGCACCAGGGCCTGCGCACGGTCCAGCTTTTCGGCCACGGGTTCGGGGCCCCACGCCATACGCTGAATGTCGGCGCCTGCCTGGAGCATGGCCCGCTCCAGCGCCTTGTCTCGCACGATGTCGGCGTAGGCGCGAATATTGGCCGCGCTGGGCGTGTTCTTCGCCAGGGTACCCAGAAAGGCCAGTCCGCCGACATCATCGAGTTGTTGATGCTGGTCCAGCCATTCCGAAAGGGTGACCACGTCGAACGGACTGTTGCGCTCGGCCAGCTCACTGATGGCATGGAAGATGAGCCGGTGGTCCCGCCGATAGAAATCTTCCTCCGAGACACGGTCCGCCACCTGATCCCAGGCGCTGTTCTCCAGCATGAGGCCGCCCAGCACGGATTGTTCGGCCTGGAGGGAATGCGGCGGCACGTAGAGCGCAATGTCGTCGGTCACTCGTAGTTCCCCTCTATGATTTTCACGATGTTCTTAGGCCGGATAATCCATTCCAGATTGGCAATGAAAGTGCGCCGGCCGTTGGTTGCCTGCGCCCGCCCGGTCAGGAATTCGCTATCTGCGACATAGGAGAAAAGCTCCCGCCACCACTCCGGGTTTTGCCGTTCTGGGTCTTCGCGCCATCGAGCCTGTAAGATCCTGCGCCGCGCAGCGTTCCAGATGCGAACCCGTGGGCATGCTGGGAGGATTTGGTGGTAGAGCTCGACAATCTTTTCGTGCGGGCAGGGAGGCGGCGACGGCTTGCCGTTGCCTGCTGAGGTACCTCTACTGACGGTTAATGATGGTTCAATGACGGTTTGGGTGACACCCACACCACCCGTCCCCTGACACCCACACCGCCCCTCTGCGTCACCGGTGTCACCCGTGACGCCAGCGTCACCCGTGTCACCCGTGTCACCCGTCAGCCGCTCAAGCCGTATCCGGAAATGGCGGGTCGAGGTCTGTTTGCCGCCGGCCGAAGGTCCGGAAGGCTCGAGATACCCGTCCGCTTCCAATTCGCGCAGGATCCGTTGAGTTTGGCGTCTGGTGAGCCTGACCTTTTCGGCCAACGTCCGCATGCTCGGGTGGATGCTCTCGCCGGCATCATTGGCGAAATCGGCCAACGCCAGCATGGCGAGCAGCTGCGCCCCGCCTCGGGGAAAGCTCTGCCAGACCATTGACATGACGCGCACGCTCATGGCCGGCCCACCAGGTCGAGGCCCCGACGGGTGAGCCGGTTGCCAACGTAGATGCACGCGTAGCCGCGGCAGTCATCGCAGTGCCGGTGCGGCTTCCGAGGGTTCGTCCGGAAATGGCCGCCGCACTGGTGGCAGGTGGTGACCCGCCGCCACTCTGGAAATCGACGCGGGTACATATCAGGCCTCTTCGGCCTGCTGCAACTCGTTCAGTTGGGCGCGGTACTCTGCGTCGGCCTCGATCGTCACGATGTTTTTCGTTGTCCCGGGGACATTGGTGACGCGTGGGCCGTGCGGGCTCTTTGCTATGCGGTACGAGAAGGCGCGGCTATAGCCATAGCGAGCACCCCACTCCGGGATGCTCCAGCCCACGCGGTCATTGGATCGAGAATCGGTAGGTTCGTTGTTCATGGTGGGTGATCTCCGTAGAAAATGCCTGCCAACGTCCACGAAGATACCCAGCGACCCGGCGAGAGTCAGGGTAAGTAATTCCGGAATTGTTTACTTGACAAGTTTGACGCTATAGAAGCGCCGGAACGCCTTCCGCACGGTCTCGTCGCTTACCGGCCGTTCGCCATCGCTGCGGTCGAGGTTCAACGCCTCCGCGACGCGCTCGCACGCTTCGTCGGGCTCCATGTCTTCATACTGAATCCGATAGGCTACCGCCCGGGCCATGTCTCGGTCGCGCACGGTCTTCCAGTAGTCCTTGCGGGCGCCCTTCTTCCCTTCGCGGAGCAACCCGAAGGCGCTGTCCGCGTTCTTTCCCGATACGATTTCGGCAAAGGCGTGCAGCAGATATTCCTTCACGTCGGGTTGTATGCTCTCGGCCCGATCAATCTGGGTAATCGAAAGGCGCATCATCTGCCGCACACATTCCGGATCGCCCTTGAGCGCCTGGTCAGCGATCCCCTCGATAGAGCCGCGTTTGCCGTCGAGGTAATCGACCTCCGCCCAGGCATCCGGCTTGGGTGCGACAGAGCGTTTCCGAGTCTTCATGACTTCGCCCCCCTCGGGTGCTTGCTGCGGATCCGCCGAACCTTGCCGCTGGCGCCGCCAAAGGAGGGCAGGTTGGCTCGTATCGTGTCGGCCACAAAATCGGGAGACAGGTGCGCGTAATGGCGGGTCGTCATCCGCAGATCGGCATGCCCCATCGCCGCGGCGATCACCTGCAGAGGTACGCCGGCCATCGCCAGCAGGCTGCCGTAGGTGTGCCGCAACACATGGAACGAAACCGCCGGTTCGATCTCCGCCACCGCGCAGGCCTGTCGAAGCGGCCGTTGGTACCAATCCTTGGCCCAGGGGTTGCCGTCGGCCCGGGTGAAGATCAGATCGGCGCCCTTGTGCCCGGCGGTGAGCCGGTCGAAATGCGCCTGGCCGTCGTCGGTCAACGGTACGTGCCGGACCTTGCCGCCTTTCGACTCCCGCACCGTGACCGTGCCGGCGTCCGGGTTGTAGTCGCCGGCCTGCATCTTCGCGAGCTCGCCGAACCGGCAGCCGGTGTGCAGGGCCCCGCGCACCAGCTCCCGCAGGTCGACAGGGCAGGCATTGATAAGCCGGGTGCACTCGTCCTCGGTAAGGTACCGGATCTTGGGAGCGTCCACGCCGCGGAAGGGTTTGACCCGCTTCCACGGGTCCTGGGATTTCACGCGGCCCTGGGCGTAGGCGTGATTCAACGCTGCCCGCAGGACGGTCAGAATGCGGTTTGCTGTGGCCTTGCGCTTCCGCAGCGCCTCGGGGTCGTTCAGGTCCACCGTCCGGGTGGCCTTCTTCCCCCGCAGCCGGATGGGCGCCGTTACAAGCTTGTTGTGCCACCTGGACAGCTCCCGGGTGGTCAGGGCTTCCACGGGCCGTGACTCGAGGGCGGGCAAAATATGCCCGTTGATGGCCTTTTCGGTCTGGGCTTTGGATTTGGCATGGAGAGCGAAGTGCTCGAGATAGTCCCGCATCGCATCGCCGACGGTATACATGGCGGCCACGGCCGGTTTGCGGTCTTCCTCGGGTTCGGCGTCCGCGAACTCCAGCGCCCGGCGGTGCGCCGCCTTGTAGTCCAGGACCGTCACGCCGTCGGCGTCCTGGATGTCGTCGGCCACCCCAAGGCGGCCTTTCAGGTACCTCGTGCCGTACCGTCTACGTGCCCACCAGGTGCCACCGCGGGCTCCGCGCCGGTAGCCGATGGCCAAGCCTTCGTGAATGGTGTGCCAGTGCACCTCCCCGCTGTCCGGCAGCCGTAGCCGGCCGTCTCGGCTTTGCAGGGAAGGCGCGCGTGTGGTTCTCGCCATGGCCTAATCCTCGTCGTTACCCGCTGGTTACCCGGATTGGCGGCTGGCGCTGGATTCAAGGCGGCGACCGTTTCCGGGTAATTCCGGGTAACATACCTGACGAGACGGAGAGAGACAAGCAGAGAAGGGGAGAGACTAACCCACTGATACGGCGCTACTATTCAGAGACGGCCAGAAACAGGCAGAGACGGAAAGCGCACCCTTTCACGGCGGCGACAGGGGTTCGACTCCCCTTGGGGACGCCATTTTGAGCAGATGGACACCTGGAGAGTCCTGTTTCCTGCGAAACCCGATACGGAAATACCCGGCAAAGAGCCGCCCTTGGGGCGGCTCTTTTGTTTTCCCCTCTCGACAACCTCCGCCCAGTCCGTATTGTCTGCACTATGGCAAGGCC